GAAGAAGCGAGAAGAACTATCTGTGTCGGCTACCAAGAGCATTAAGAAGGAGAAAGTCGAAATTGTTGTGCAATTCAATTAAAAATAAATTTTATATATTAAAAATATTATTTTATATATAATGGCGCAACCAGAGCAACCAATAAAATATGATACCACCCTTAATTATATAAATATTGAAGATGTAAATTTTTCACAAGATTCGGTAACAATACCTGAATCCAAACAGATTTTTTCAACCTTAGACAAAATAAGATGTTTTGGGACACCAATAAGAATTATATTTGTTAAATCGTCATCATCATCATCATCATCATCATCATCAAGTTATGACATCTATATTGTAGGTTTTTTTGGGGAAGAGCAAAATTATGACAAAACAAATCCAAATTACATTTTACCAGAATATTTTCCTTTAATTGAAGTAGTTGATTTTGATGTAAATGAACGTGACCCTGAACCCGAAGTTAAACCATATGTTACCATTAATAATAGGAGATTACTTTTAATATATATGTTATTATATTCAATTGCAAAAATGAATCGTAGATATATTGATGAAATGTATTTATCTTTATCTCGACAAAATACACATGAATTAATTAGAAATATAAAGGATTTGTTTCGTAAAAAACAAGGAATAATAGTAGACAATATATTTATTCCCGTTATAATACGCAACGAAACATCAAATTTGGTAACAAATAAAAATGAGGAATTGTCTTTTGGTGATTTAATTAGAAAAAGATTATCGAAACAGCCCTCATTTTGTAATAAACCTTTAGTTAGTGGGTTGTGTGGTGCATTAAATTCACGATATCGATATGGTGCTGATATAATACCACAAATTGGTCTACCTATTCAGGATAACTTTTACTTAGATAATAAATCTCCACAAATTAAACGAAGTAACTCTGTTCCATCTATTGTAAAATTAAGAAGTTTTAAGTCTAATAAAAAGTCTGATTATTCTGAAATGCTAAAATTATTTTTACTAGTACCAGAACAAAATATGAAAAATAAATCTGTAGTTTGCTTTACAGGAGATGCCAATCTTGCTCCCAAATTAAATACTATTTGTAGATGTTTTCATAAAACTTTCAAAACAAATGGAGACACATATTGTAATGGTGAGATTTCAAAGATAACTCCTATAAATGTTGGAGATGATGAATATGATGAAATATATAAAGAAAATGCATTCCCGTTACCTAATGCAAAACCATTATCTATTGCTATTCCATCATCTCCCCCATTATCTATTGCATCATCTCCCCCATCTATTGCATCATCTCCATCATCTATTGCATCATTGACTTGGAAAGATGCTGTTCTTAAACCAAAACCAATCTCAACCTCAACCTCAACCTTTGAGATTGGAGGTAAAAGAAAAACTCGAAAAAAACAAAGACATCATATTAAAAGAAAAAACATAAGAACTAAGAAATACAAAAAGTATAAAAACAAAAACAAAAACAAAAACAAAAATAAATTATAATAACCAGAAAAGTTGAAATCCTAGAAGATGTTAATCCCCTGATGATGATCATGATGATTTTATTGTTAAATATAAACAAACAGAAGGAGGCACTTTTTACAACCAACCAAACGAAATTAAGGCAAATATGGTAAACTGGGTAAAAGAACCAGATATTGGTGGTGGAAAAAGAAGAACTAAAAGATACAAAAATCTAAAAATCTAGAAGAATCAGACATTAAAACAATATAATTTATTTTTATATTTAGATAATATATAAAAATGGGCAGAAAAGGAACCAAATCTAGAACTCACTTTGGAAGGAAAAATTATACAACAAAGCGCGGTGATAAAGTTTATCATTATAAAGGACATTACGTTAAAAAAACACATAGACCTTATTCATATAGTAAAGGCAGTTCTTCAAGAACAAATTTAGGCTTATTAGACTATACAACCAAATTAGGTGATTTGGTGTTTCATCAAAAAAAACATTATATAAAAAAGTCAAGAAGACCTTATTCCACAAAATCTAGAAAGACTCGAAGAATGTGAAAGGGTTAAAAAAGTATTTAAAAATAAGTATTTATACATTATTAGATAATTTATAAATGGGAAATGTTCAATCAATGAGAAAAATTAATTTTGAAGATATGCAAACAGCGACGAAAAACCCCGAAACCTATTTAATTATAAACACATTGTCTGCAAAAGAGCAGCAATGTTTAATATGCAATACAATGTCAATAGAACAAGAAGAAGCAATTATCAATAAATATATTAAGGAAAACAAGAGCATCAAAATTATTATTTACGGAAGGCATTGCAATGATGAGCAAATACATAAAAAATATCAACAACTGGTGTCGCTTGGGTTTCAAAATGTATATGCTTACACAGGAGGAATGTTTGAATGGCTAATGCTTCAGGATATTTATGGATCTGAAATCTTTCCAACTAACAAAAAAGAATTGGATATATTGCGTTATAAACCAGTGCCTTTACTTAATATATCATTGTTAAAAAATTAATCTTTGTATATTTTTATATTTCATTCTTCATTCTTCAATATCTAAACCCAAGTTAGAAAGCTCATCTGCGCGTTTATTTTTATCTCGATAAACATGATTAAATGCAATATAATCAAAATTTTTTGTTAATTTTATTACCTCTTGATGCAACTCTTTTAATAAAATATTATTAACCTTAAATTGTCCAGTTACTTGATTAATTACAAGAAGACTATCTCCATAAACTTGTAATTCTTTTATATTACGACTTATTGCCTCATTTAATCCCAATATTAGTGCGCTATATTCTGACTGATTATTTGTTTTCTTACCAATATATTGCCACCCACACCACTCTTCTATATCTAATTTACTAATAACTGCTCCAATTCCTGATGGACCAGGATTTCCTTTACTGCAACCATCAAAGTGCAATACATATTCGCACTTTGGATATATTTTTGCATACATTTCTTCTTCTTCTTCTTCTTCTTCTTTTACAGATTGTTTATTATCTTTATTTGTAGGACTCTTGTTTGTAGGACTATTAGTAGTGTATTTTTTAGATGACTTTATTAAAGCAACGCTACCTTTGGTTAATGCAACCTCTTTTGTTAAAGGGATTTCAATTGTTTTATTTGGGAACATTTATATTTATTATAGAATATATAATGTTTTTTTTAATTTAAAAATTTGTTTCAATTTATTATATATTTGTATAATAAAATGATGCCTACAAGCTTTCTAGTATTATTTTTAGCGTTTGTTCTCTCTTGCAACACCTACACCAATGTAGTAGTTAAAGCAGACACAGAGTGCCCAATTGTATCCAGTCTTGGTGACAGACGCGTCAATAAAAACTCGTTGCGTCTAGTTCAATATAATGCCGAATGGCTTTTCATTGATTATTGCAGTAGTGCCAAATGCCCTGGTTCAGGTTGCTCGTGGGCAAATTTAGCTGATGCTCAAACACATATGTCATACGTTTCAAATGTTATTAAAACATTGAATCCTGATATTGTTAACTTTTGTGAAGTTGAGGGATGTGATGAACTTAATATGCTAATTACGTCTCTTCAAGATGCTACATATAAACCATATTTAAAACAAGGGACCGATTCTAGTACTGGACAAAATGTAGGAATGATAACTCGAGTTGACCCGCTAGTAAATTTATATAGGACTGAAGAACGTGCGTCATATCCTATAACTGGCTCCAAATGTGGTTATACTGGTGTCGCGGGGACTTCCGGCGTGAGTAAGCATTATATTACTGAGTTTAGTTTAGGTGGTCTAAACACGGCGCTTATTGGTGCTCATTTGCTCGCCATTCCGACCGAACCGACACGATGTGCTGAGCGCGAAGCTCAAGCGCAGGTCTTGCAGAATGTCGTCGCTGGTTACATTTCAAAAGGATATGAAGTTATATTGCTCGGTGATATGAACGACTTTGACGCTGAAGTGCCCGATGTAAATTCTGATAAACCCACATCTTACGTCCTTGATATCATGAAGGGACTCTATGGCCTTAAAAAAGGAACTTATACCTTGACAAATGCCGCGTCAAAACTGGCACAATCGGAGCGATATAGTGACTGGTATGACTCTGATGATAACTGCGGTACAAGTTCTCCAAAAGATTATTCAATGATAGACCATGTTTTAATGAGTTCCAAGATATTTGGCAAGGTTGCCAAGGTCTCTATTTATCATGGATACACAGAATACTGCGGCACAATGAACTCAGACCATTACCCGGTTGTAGTTGATTTGACTTTTTAAGAATGTTTATAAATTATAAATTATTAAATATAAACATTTAGCCAACATATATATATATACATATATATATATATGTTTTTTTTAGTTGATAATAATAATAAAGTAATATTTGGTTGGTCTGCAAAATGCGGATGCAGTCATGTTAAACGACTATTTTGGTTTTTAAAAAATAATGCAGAAGATAAACAAATTCATACTTCAGCTGATATGAATAAATTGCCATCTAATATTGAAAAATACACAACAATAATAATTAGTAGAAATCCATATAAAAGAATTGTATCAGGCTTTTTAGATAAATATAAAAAAAACGGAGAATTTAGACGTTTTTGGAAACATGATAATATTACATTTTCAAAGTTTGTAAATGAACTAATTAAAAATGACTGGAAAATGGTTAATCAACACCATTTTACACCGCAAACGTCAGAAGCATTTAATTTTAAATTATTTAAGTCTAAAAGTCTTTATTTTTACGATATTGAGAAAATTAATTATAATCATATTGAAAAAATCTATAATAAAAAAATACCTGAAAATGTAATGGGTAAAAAAGAAGGTCATGAAAGAGTCAAATTTGAAAAAACTCTTGATGGAGATGTATATAATTTAAATCTAGATACATATAATAAATGCAATGTTGATTTAAAATATTTTTATAATAAGGAAATACAAAATAAAATATTTAAATTTTATAAACGAGATTTTATATTTTTTAATAAAGTTGGAATTAATTATATAAATTCAATTGATTTTAAATAAGTTCAAATAGGTCTAAATATACCCACAAACAACAGCAACCATTTCGTTATTAGCATTGCGAACAATTTGAAATGGTTTACCACAACCATAGATCTTATTATTTGATACATAGAAGTCGCACAATTCCTTTGGTGAGTGTGGTTCTATTTGTTTGCCTGATGCAATTAATATACCATGTCTGAAAATGCAGCAATTTAGTTGTTCAATTAAAACTGGATCACCGCAATGCGGACACGTTATAACCAGATTAACAATTGTTGGAGACATTTATTATAAATATATTCATTAAATAAATATATTTATATAATAATTATTTTAGTAATATTATTTATTCTGTTTTTTGAGCCAGCGTTCAAAAACCATTTTGTGATAAGGATAGTTGTCAACTTGTAAACCACTATTAGCAAATTGTTCTCTTAATACATTATCAATTTCATTATGGTTAAACGCATCATCTCTTATTGCCAATTCTAATGACTTATCTATATTTTTTATTTTGTTAGTGCAAATTGGTTTGCGACATTCTGGACAATTCAAATGATTCGAATTAATTGATTGATTAATGCAATTAATATGAAACATATGGTCACATTCTAGTTTACAACAATGAACCATTTTATGATGTTCTTCTTCAGGAAAAAATAAAGTGCTCCAACATATGCCACACATCTTGTTTAAAAACTCTTCATTATTTGTTTTATATAGTAGAAATGGTGTCTGATTATTCATTTTATAATTATTTATTATAGTTAATTTTTGATTTTCTTCTTTAAATTGTTTTATTATATATTTAAAATATGCACTTATATAAATGTCTACAATGTTTTGGCAAATAATGTTTTTCTATGCACTATTGTCGTGTTTTATAATGCCATATATTGGTTACTATTTTTTTGGAAAATCTGGTTTAGGTAATGGATATGTAATTGGAACTATTGTATCGTTAATATTATGGTTTTCTTTTGGTAAAAAAATGTCTAACACTTGAAATTTATATTTAAAATAATAATTGTTACAAAATTATATAATTTGTAACAATTTATTTAAACATGTAAGAACTGATTGATTGTTGAAACCCAATTATCTATTAGTCCCGTCTCCGCAAATATATCTTGGTTACCATTCAAGACAAGTTGATTCGTTTTAATTCCAGTAGTCTCATCTAGAAATTCATTATGATACTTATGACATGACTCCAAATAAGCCAATGGAATCACTTCTTCGCCAACACGCGCCCTCTTATGGATGCGCTCGTAGCACTTAGTCGGGTCTGTACTAACATAAATAACATCATTCACTGGAAAGTCCTTTGCAAATTCGTCAAACCAATTCAAATATATCTGATACTTGACGTCTTCAATCTTACCCTGGTCAAACAACATCTTTGCAAACACATATTTGTCTGTATACAAACTGCGCTCGGTAATAATTATATATTTTTTAGGTACATTTCCTTCTTCTTTTTCCTTCTTTATAGCCTTCATAATTTCGCGAACATTCTCTCTTATAATAGTTAACCTTGATATATATGCCATCATTTGAAATGCAAATGAATATTCGGTTTGATTTGCATAAAATTTTTGCAACATAGTGTTACCATCCTTATCTTTTATTTTCTCCCATTCATCAACGGGCTCTCTTAGAAAACTGACATACTTGTTATCTTTAAATTCTTCTCTTAATCTCTCTAAAAGAGTTGATTTACCCGAGCCAATATTGCCCTCAATAGAGACAATTGTAAAATCACCATTGTAATTAAAAACGTGAGACATTCTTGTAATATTTTATAATGTTATTTTTAAATGAAAATCCAAATTCAATTTTTTACAAATTAAACTTTATTTTGTCTTTGATTTTGACTGCAAAAAAAATTGATTTTAAAAAATCATTTAAAGAAATAGATACAAATATCATATACTTATCTAACAATGGATCTTAAACAAATAAAGCTATCAAAATCAGAATGGGATTCTATCGAAATCCCCGTTTCCGATAAGGAAAAGGAAGTTCTGTCGTTAATAATGAAAGGCTACGATGATGTAAATCTAAAGATTAATAAAACCGATTCTCTCTTTACTTATTTAAAGATAGAATATAATAGTGAAATCGAGGACCATCTATTTAATAGATATTTTGGAGACAAAATAAAGGAGTTAATTAAAAAATACAATCTTACTAATATCAAATTTGAGAAGGCAAAAGGCAACAAACATAAAAAACACAAGATGACAGCCACTGCATCAGAAGCAGACAACGAAAAGAATGACGATGGCATATGTTATATTGATGCCAATCCGAATATCAAGCTTAAAACTAGGGACCAAATCCGTATTAATCGTATTGAAAATATCGACGAAACAACGTCAGACATATATGAGTTTATATTACGAAATCATTTCGAACAATTATTAGCCGACAGACAGAGAGGTAAAAATAGTTGGATGGGTCATTATTACACATTAAGAAAGTTATTGGTTAATAATGTAGACAATCTTAATAAACATCTAAAGAGTATTATTATCTCCGTTCTAGATGTCATTGAAAATGAAGTAGACTTGGGTCACATTGTCGAGAATTCCGTTGAATATATTGAGAAAAATGCACATTTATTAAAGTATAGCGACTTAATGTTATATGAACATCAAAAAGATGTATTTACTGCTTCAAAGTCGGTCGGTCCCAAGTTAATATTATATATTGCACCCACAGGCACGGGCAAAACAATGACGCCTCTTGGTTTGTCAGAAAGTCATAAGGTTATATTTGTTTGCGCTGCAAGACACGTTGGTTTAGCGCTGGCAAGAGCAGCAATATCAATCGGTAAAAAAATTGCATTTGCATTTGGTTGTTCAAGTGCTGAGGACGTGCGTCTCCATTATTTTGCGGCAGCCGATTACACTATTAATAAACGCACTGGAGGTATTGGTAAGGTGGACAATTCAAATGGTAGAAAAGTCGAAATTATGATTTGCGACATCCGATCTTACTTGCCAGCAATGTATTATATGTTAGCATTTAACTCGGCCGAAGATATTATGGTTCAATGGGATGAACCTACAATCACTATGGATTATGATTCACACCCTCTTCATTCGGTTATAAAGAAAAACTGGCAAGACAATATTATTCCCAATGTAATTCTATCATCAGCCACGCTACCAAAGGAGCACGAGTTAATTCTAACCATTGCAGACTTTAATACAAAGTTTGAAAAACCTAGGCGACCACAACCAAGAGTATTTAATATTGTAAGTCATGATTGTAAGAAATCTATACCAATTATTAATAATAACGGGCTAGTTATAATGCCGCATTACAAGAGCGACAATTATGAAGAGATTCTTAAGGTTGTTGAGCATTGTGAAGACAACTTGACGTTGCTTAGATATTTTGATTTAAAGGAAGCATCTGCATTTGTAACTTATGTTGAAAAAAATAATCTTATAAAATCCGCTGCAAAGTTTGCTAGAAATTTTGCAAGCGTTGATGATATTGACATGACAAGCATTAAAATGCATTATTTGAAGACATTGAAGAATATTAATTCAGAGGCTTGGCTTGTAGTTTATAGACATTTTATGGAGTCAAGACATAAGCGCATTGTGCCTAATAATTCAATTGACGCCTCTGGAAATGCCATATCTAAATCAATCAGCGTGGGTCCAGGAACAACATATAGAACAGGAAATACATCTATTAATAAAATAGGCGGAACACCTTTATCTAGAATGGCAAGTCAACAAGAGTCAGTAATTGCATTACCGAAAACAGAGACAACGGGCAGTTGTGCAATTTATGTTACCACAAAAGATGCATATACACTAACAGATGGACCAACAATATTCTTAGCAAATGATGTTCAAAAGATTGCCAAATTCTGCATTCAACAATCAAATATTCCAGCAGTTATTATGAAGGACATTACCGAGAAAATTGAATTTAATAATAGAATCAATGAAAGAATTAGTGAGATTGAGCATACACTTGCATTTGAAGAAGAAAAAATTACTAATAAACTATTTGGTACAACTGGTGCGTCATCAAAGACTAAGGAAAAGAAGAGTAAATTAAAGATAGCATCCAAAATGATTGACCGCTCTCTCGCAGCGGATGAAAACCCCTCTATTGAAAAACTAAGAAATACAATTGAAGAATTAAAAAATATGATTAGAAGTGCGTCTCTCAATGATGTATTTATTCCGAATAAATTGGCTCACATTGAGAAATGGGCGGAGGGAGTTAAGACTAGTGCTGCATTTACAAGCAATATTGATGAACAAACAATATCATCTATTATGTTGCTTAAAGATGTAGATGATAGTTGGAAGGTTCTATTATTACTAGGAATTGGTGTGTTTACTGAGCATAAAAGCATTGCTTACACAGAAATTATGAAGAAGTTAGCAGATAAACAATTATTGTATCTGATTATTGCTGATAGTGATTATATTTATGGAACTAATTATCAATTCTGTCATGGATATTTAAGCAAGGATTTGCATTTGACACAAGAGAAAATCATTCAAGCTCTTGGGCGAATTGGTCGCAGTAATATTCAACAAGAATATAGTGTGCGTTTCAGAGATGATGAGCAGATACAAACCTTATTTACAAAATTTAAATCAGAAGAAAAACCAGAGGTATTAAACATGAATATATTATTTAATTCAGGTAATTTAAGATGGAATAAGTTGACGTCTTCTTATGAAGAGGTTGTTGAAACTAATAATGTAAATAATGATTTAGAATACAATAATTCAGACGCAGACGAATCGGATGATGAATAAAATACAAAATTAAATATATATTTGACGATTATTCCATAAAATACTATAATGTTGCGTTTTTTGAAATTTAGATTGTTCTATTCTATAATTATCATAATATTTAAGTATTGCATTTTTATTATTATAAACAATAAATTCTTCAGTTTTTTCATAATCAATCTTATAATCGGTAAATTTTAATTGTTGAGCATTTATTTCATTTTGTGTAAAAAATAATCCTAATAATCCCGGACCAGTGGGACATAAAGAACTAGGGCCATAAACTTTATATTTCACATTTTTTACAATTCTATTAATGCAATTTAACATAATTTTATTAAATGGTTTTACAGCAATTAAAGCATTATACATGCATTTACTTGGTCTATCATTAACAAAATATTCTCTCTCAGTTAGAGCAATTAACTTAAAATTATTAATGCATTTATATTTAATATCCAAATAAATGCCACCATTTATATATAAAACACAATAACGCCATAAGTCTGCTTTAAATGCTCCTGGCACTAAACTATCAAATGCGTTCAACACGTGCATTGGAAACGATTTCTTTATAAAATTTCTACAATCATCATCATCATATAAATAATGCTTAAATTCTGGATTATTTTTAACCATTAAATTATAGTTTTCTTGCATTAATGGTGGTAAAATTTTGTTACCCCAACACATATATAAATTTAAAGGTATAATGCTATTGTATTTATCCTTTAAAATAAATTCATTATTTAAGTCTAGATTGTCTTGATTGTTTTTAACATTTGGAATAAAATTTGGAATAACATTTGGAATAACATTTGGAATAACCTTTGGAATAACCTTTGGAATAACCTTTGGTAAGGCAAAATTTTTTCTAAAATTTAAATTAACTAACAATTGTTTTAAATTATTTTGTTGTTTGTTATTTTTAATATGGTCTTTTTTTTTTGGAACAAAACTAAAATTTGAATTTAAAGATAACATTATATTAATATATTTATATATTTATATAATTATAACAACTTAAAGAAGTAAATCAAAGTAATTACTGATTAAATTATTCCATTTATTAATTCATCGATTCCTTTATCAAAATCTACATCAATTGTCCATCCTAATTGCTTTACCTTTTCATTACTAATATAATATCTTTTGTCGTTAAATGGTCTATCTTCAATATACGTTATCCAATCATTATATTCATTAGTTTTTTTTATTTTTTCTATTAATATATGAGCAATTTGCAACACTTTGTATTCATGATGGTCGTCACTTCCAACATTGTATATTTCACCAATTTCTCCTTTTTCTAGAATCAGTTTTAATGCAGAACATACATCATTTACATGCAAGAATGCACGAACATTTGAACCATCACCTTGAATCGTCACTTTTTCATCTTGTTGCAATTGTTGAATAAATCTAGGAATTAATTTCTCAGGATATTGATTTGGACCATAAACATTATTACCACGAGTAATTATAATTGGCATTTTAAACGAATGATAATACGACTTTGCTATTAATTCGGCAGCCGCCTTTGTTGCCGCATATGGATTTGTTGGACACAAAATAGAATTCTCATTCTTCTTCTCTTCATCGCTATTTAACATCGATTCACCATAGACTTCATCTGTAGAAATATGAATGAAACGAATAATTTTACCATGCTTACGAGATGCTTCTAATAAAGTATGTGTGCCTTGGACATTATCATGAGTGTATTGTAGTGCATCTTCAAATGAATTTTGAACATGTGATTGTGCTGCAAAATGAATAATTGTATCTATTTGATAAATATTTAAAATATTAGCTATTAAATCATAAGAACATAAATTACCTTTTATCAAATGATAACGAGATGATTCGCGGACTTCTACATTAACATTTGTTTCTGATGCGCAATAATACATTGCATCTAAATTAACAATAGTTGCATCAGAATTTTGTTTGAAATAATAATTCACAAAATTGGAACCAATAAATCCACAACCACCGGTTACTAATAATTTCATTATAATTAAATATATTAATTTATATTTACTTTTTACCCGCAATTCTTAATAATGTATTTCTAACAGACTCCTTAATTGGTAAAAGTTGATTATTACAATTTAATACAATTTCTGATAGTTTATCCGTGTTTAAACAATTATTTGACCTCTTTGACGCTAAAATTTGATTCTGTTCTTCTATTGAAAAATTAGTCCATGCAAATTCTGGGTCTACTATTTCTTTATACATCGTTAATATCTCATTATGACTAATAACCCCTGGATTTGTTAGATTAATTGTACCAACTTGGCCTTTCAAGGCCAATTCAATTAACACTGGCAATAATTCATCTAAAACTGACATTGAGTTTGGCATAGAACAAACCTTTTTATAAGTAATTATCTTTGTAATAAAATTGCGCGTGCTATCTATTTCGTCCGTAATAGGCATCCGGATTCTAACGTTTAAAGCACTATTTGCATACAACATTTGCATTAATTGGTCTGTATATCCTTTTACAATAGAATACGATGACCCAAAAAAATTGGGCAAATCTGATTCCATAAATCCTGCATTTGTGTCACCTAACAAATGTGCATCATCATAATCAAAAATGCATCCCGTGCCTAAATATGTAAAATGTATATTGTTTTTTTTACTTATTTCTGCTAGAGTAATTGGACTAAAAAGGTTATCCTTTATATTATCTACCAGTTTACCAGGCTTCTCTAAATAATCAATTGTTCCTATTATTTCATTATTATATATACCATGAGTACGACCAATAAAACTCATGATATGTGTTACGTCTCCTATCAAATCTATTTCTCTTTGAATCGAATTTAAATCATCTGCTCTACATAATGATATTACAACCTTTACGTTGAGATTTTGTAATAATGTTACAACTTTATTTCCTATCCAACCATTTCCACCAAAAACTAAAACAACTGGATTTATTTGCATTATTATATATTAATTAACCATTTATATTTAAATAAATAAACCAAAATAATATATAATATATAATATATAAAATATTTAAAATTAATACTTTAAATATTATATATACAATGTCGCAAGATTCTACCAATACAAATGACCTTATAAATGATGTTCAAACATTGCATCGAATGTCTCTAGAAAAGGACAACTTGCTTATTAATATCACTGCCAAGTTAATTAATTTAGAAGACCAGATGAAGCACTTGGTTGAACAAAATAACAATTTGAAATCTGAAATGTCTCGTTTAATGGCATATTTTATATCGTTTTCTGTTGATGTTAAAAATGACTTGCACCATATTAAATATAAATAATTTATTGTCTTCGTTTAGTTCCACGATTACGTCTAGAACGGCGTTTAGTTCGTCTGCCTTTTGCTGACGCAGTAGCACTTCTTGCTGACGCAGCAGTAGCACTTCTTGCAGCATGACGGCGCTGAGAATTAGGTGACTCCGCTCCTGTTTCTACATATCTAATTCGTTCAATTAAAAATTCTTGCGCATTGCGGTCGTCAAAAATCTCTTCATTTGCTGCTCGGCGGACTTTATTCAAGTTTACACCTCTGTCTTTCATTTTTTGTAACATTCGTTCAGCCTTTCCAAAATCATCGTGGCCATTTGCTCCTTGATTTTGTGCAAACGCAATAAGTGCCTTAATTTCTCCATGTCTGGGTAAATGTGCCGGTAAAGTGGATGATGACATTATATATAATACTAAATATATTTATTGCTTTTTGCTTTAATAATTAAAAACTATTAATTTAATTATTAAAATTTGATATAAACAATGAGACGATAAATCGTAACAAAACGTTTAATTACTATACGCGAGGCCTCCCATACCACTCATGATTCTGAGCACGTTGTAGTTGGTGGCATAGACACGGACCTTGGCAGTCTTGGTTCCCTCAACTGTGGCGTTACTAAGAACAAGTTGGAGAGTGGCGTTATCTATTCTGGAGAAGTTGCACGTGCCGCTGGGTTGATGCTCCTCAGGTCTCAAGGCAAAAGAGTACACGTTAATACCCTCATCGGGGCATCTGGTGTGCGACTGGTAAGGTTGGACCCACGAGAAGTAGGTTCCTTCGCGCTCAGAGAAACGATCTTGGCCGTTAAGT